GTTTATTTTTAGCCGGGACAAACCTAGGATTGGCTTATGGCAGAGACTTTATTATTGCTTCGGGATCGTTTAGTGAGTCTGGTACATCTGTTGGTGTTTTAACAGCAAGAGATTTAGCTATTCTAACGGGATTTTTTACTGAACAGGGTACTTCGATACAGTTAACATCGGAAAGGAAAGCTCTTGTCGAATCCGGCACTATTGTTTTATCTGGTACTGCTGTCGCGTTAAAGGCAACTAAGGATTTATTAATAGCGAGTGGTGCAGTTCTACTTACAGGGACAAATGTATCGTTAACATATACACCAAAAGAACAATATATAATAGATATTGGAAGTACCTTATTTGTATTGTCTGGACAAGCAGTAAGTATTTTAAAGGGCAGCAAGATTCCTATCGTTTCGGGAAGTTTTGTCCAATCCGGGGGTTCTATAGCGTTCCCCGTTGCAAGAAAAGTCTCTACGGTTAGCGGGTTATTTAATCTTAATGGATCGGATATCCAATTAACATATAAACGGGTTTTCGCCTTATTGTTGGAAAATGGTTCACTTACATTTGCCGGACAGCAAGTCAGATTGTTGGCCGCCCGTAAACTCCAGGCGCTTTTTGGTGCAGAGATTATTTCTGGTTCGGACATAGCCCTAGAAAAGCTTACTAAGTTGCTACTTGGAACAGACGCAATAACTTTAACCGGTCAAGACATTTCTCTATTAACTAAATTAGCAGGTAACATAAATCTTGTTTCTGGGTCATTTTTCTTACAGGGATTTGATGTCAACCTCCTAAAAATTCACGCTCCTGAACCAAAGAATACAATACATTCAATGGGGAAAGAATCTATGGTTTATAGCATGGAAAAAAATAACAGGATTAATGCTGGACAAGAAGAAATATCAGATGTTATAAGTTTACCAGAGATACAGGATATGGTATACTCAATTGAAAAAAATAGAACAGTCCTATCAGGGCATAGGATAACGGGGAATTAATATGGCAACTAACTTTTCATCAAAGCAACCTTCGGAAGCGTTTGCAATACATTTTGATTTTACTTATGTCTTGGGAACGGAGACCATTGCTTCGGCAACCATAACAGCTATTGATCAAGATACCTTGGTGGATGCCTCAACTACCATCTTGGATGTTACAAAACAATCTAATACAGATTGGATGGTTGCAGGATGGGTGCAGGCAGGAGTTTCAGGTCACAATTATATTATTACTTGCAAAATTGTCGGGAGCGCTGGTTCTTTATATGAACTTGATGGCATCCTTCCCGTAGAAGAATTACCAGCAGCGGAGATTCCCGCCGGCGCGGTTACTTTATTCTCTCTACTTGCTTCTATTAAAATGATACTCCAGGATGCTGCCTTTACGGATATTTACTTGACTGGGCAGATTAATGAAGCGGTATTTAATATCGCGGCTGGGATCAGGATGCCGGATGGTCAAGTGTCTCCTCCGTTGCCCGATCTTTACAAATATGCCGTTGTGAACACAACCACTTCACCTTATGTTTCCCTGCCAGTAGATTATCAAAGGAAAGTATTTAGTGTTTGCGATGATACACTTTATCAGATTTTATCTCCGCGAGGTGGAGATTATTACGCTTTTAATAAATTTCTTCAACAGATTAACAAAATGGATTTTTCGGAAGCCGGAAGTATCTATCGTGTTTGCGTCAGGGGAACAAAACTTTATTACCAAGGAATTCCCTCTGCACCCTTTCCGTTGGGAATTCATTATTATCGTAAACCAACTATTTTATCCCTTGACAATGATACGGTGGATGCTTTCGCTTCCTTTGACCATTTAACTACAAGTCTTGTTAAACATTATGTCTTGAAAGATATTATGGGAGAGAAGATTGAAGATGGGCAAGATAACACAGGGATTGGAACAAAATACCATACCGCCAAATTTTTTGAGGCGATGACAGATTTGATTGATTTCATAGGAATCACAGATGCCTCTCCGATTTATTATGGGGAAGGTGGATATGAAGATAGAGGAATTGTAGATTGACAGAAATAAACAGTAATAGTTTTTCAGGTATGAACAACGTAAAAGTTTCTGAACGTTTCTTTTCTAAGAAAGGTATCATAGAGCCTCGCGTTATTTTAAACGCAGACGTTGATGAAACCGGAAAACTTATTAAGCGAGAAGGTCAGACATTATTCTGGAATCTTTCAGGAGCGCATAGTCTTTGGGCTGGAAATACCTGTATGTTATGTGTTGCTGTTGGAATATTATATCAAAATATTAATGGAGTAGCAGTAAATGTTGGGACAGTAGATTCTACAAAATATCCGTATTCTTTTGTTGACGCAGAGGATAAAATATACATTTCTTCCCCTTACTGGCAGGGAGTGTTTGATCCATCCGATAATACAATTTCTTCTTGGGGCGTGCCACTTCCTCCTGGCGCAATGCTCCTATCAGGCGATGGGAACCTCCCTGCCGGTTCCTATCGTGTATGTATGACCAATGTATCGGGTGGTGAAATATCTGGTAATGGAATGATTACAAACATTACTCTTACAGCAGTTGGTGGAATTCAAATTTTAAATAGACCTTCAGGAGCATTGGTTTGGATAACCGATACGAATGAAGGAATTTTTTATCTTGTCGGTGCGGTTAATGAGATTGTTGATATTCCAACAATTGAACCTCTTCCATCGTTTTTGTGTAGTCCACCTCCTTTTTTAGAGAACCTTTGTTATGCTTTTGGACGAATATGGGGGTCATTAGGAAATGAAGTTTATTACAGTCAACCGTTTAAATTAGGTTGGTTTAAACTTGATTCTAATAAGTATTCTTTTGAGGATGAGGTAACATTGATTGCTAAAGTTCCTACGGGACTATTTATCGGGATGAAAAATAGAACAAGATTTTTAGCAGGAACAATCCCAGAACAAATGACACAACTTGATGCCGGGGCAGGATCAATCAAGGGAACTTTAATTTATTGTAATAATATGCCGGAACTTGGTTGGACATTAGGAACACCAGAAAAAGATTTTACAGATGTCCCTGTATGGTTGACTACTGAGGGATGGGTAGTAGGGAGTCCCACTGGGAAATTTTTTAACATAACAAAGAATAAGATTAAGATAGGTATCCCGACCCATGGGGCTTCTTTGTATCGAAATCTAAATGGAGTGATCCAGATTTTAACTAGTTTTAAGTCGGGAAGTATAGGAAGTGGGGCTGGGTTTGAAGATGAAGATACTTTTAATTCATTCAAAAATGGCCAAATTGAAATCTTTAATAAAACACCAGAAGCAATGGGCAGTGGAGCAAAATTTGGTGACTCTGCTACCTGTACGGTAACGCGGAACGGTGTGGTAGTTTAAAAAATTTAAAGGAGAAACAAAATGAAGAACGAATTTTTAAGTCACTTGAGAGATAACCCTGTTGTGCAATATGCAGTAAAACATTTATATGAAAGCAATTTAGCATTTCATGGAGATGTTACTTGCGATCATTACAGGGATGGAAAGTTGATTCATACGCAAACTGGTAGAAATACTTTTACAACTGAAGGTATGGCATACCTGTTGAATGTCATGTTCTACACGACATCCAAGGCTGGTTCAGCGATATTCTATGTGGGAATTTATCACAACGCTGTAACCCCGGCAACAACCAGTACGGCAGCGGCCTGTTTGGGTGCGGCTGGAACTTTTGGTGAAAGTCAGGATGCTGACTATACACCGAGTACCAACAAACCGTCCTATGTGACTGTTTCGACAGCTACGGCAGTTTGCACCAATGCGGCAGCTCCAGCGAGTTTCACAATCGCGCAGGGGTTTACTGCTTATGGGGCTTTCCTGTCAACGGCGGCGGCGAAGACCGCAACAAGTGGAACTTTGATGGCAGCTAAGTTATTCGGTACGGCGAGAGCAGTTATCGCAGCGGACGTATTGAGTGTGACTTATGTCATATCAGCAACCACGAGTTAATTAATAATTCTTGCATGTTAGTCTTTCTTTAGGGAAAATGCAATGAGTCCGACACATGATTTTGTTGATATTGGGGATGTTCTTAATTTTGAACTCCTCAAGGGGACTATAAAAACGATAGACTCCGCCACTGATACCTGTACGGTTGATGTAGGCGGAGCTGTTGTCGAAGCCCTGCTTTTTTATCATTGCACTCCTACATCTGAAATACGAACTAATGGTGCTATTTCGGGAGCGGCAAAAGGATTTGCGGTTAATGATCCTGTCATTGTGTTTAAACGATACGATAATTCTGTTATTAAAGTAATTGGCCATGTTGATGGCATTCGCCGGTGCACTAAAGATTTACTCGGCGATTATTACATCTTCTACAAAGACGGAACGACTTTAAAAATTGCTCAATGTTCCTGGGAGACGGGGTTAACCGCTGTTGACACAAAAGATGCGGTAAATATAAGTACAACAAATCCTGATAATTCTCCGGTAACTTTTCACCTCAAAAGATTTACACATAATAGTGGAGATTTATATTTTATAGCAACATCGTTACTGATTAATTCCAATCCGTTCCCGGGATGGGTTACTTTTGCGGCTGCCAATCCTACTTTTGCGTTAATCACAAATAACGCAAATACTGAAATTACCATGACGACTCAGTTAATGGATGACTTAAATTCCGTTAATTACAATGTTAATCACGGTTATCCGCATACAGCGGAGGTAGGGGGTAATGATGTCTGGCAGTTCCCAGTAAGTGAAGGTATGGATTGCGAAGATGCCGCATTAGGGAAAGTGCAAGCACTTTTAGATAAGGGATATGCGGCCTCAACACTACACATTGAGACTGGTTTTTTAGAAGGGACAACAACAGGACACGCCTGGTTAGTGGTGCAGACAACGAAAGGCGATTATGCGCTGGATATTAATAGCGATGCGGTAGTGTTAAATTCTGCGTTGATAGTTGGAGGCAAGTCTTTATTTGGCAGAAGGCGACAGATTGGGATGAACTGGGCTGCAATTTCTCCCTTTGCGTGGTTAATAAACTCTGACAATTCTGCAACCAATCTTTTTTTATATATTTTAGACCCGACATTAAATATTTTGTATCCAATAAAGAGTATTGACGATATTTTGGGGTTGACGACAGCCGATGTACTTGCCGATACGTTTTTTAATTTAGACATATCTTCATACATTAGCACATCTGTTAATTTTTCAGATAGTTTTATTTATGTGACAAGACCAATGCTTCATCCTAGCGGTGGGGGTTATACTGCAACTGTATATAAGTCAATAGAAAAATATCATCTCGGTACAAATAAATTAATATTAGATTCCGCCACCGTATTTGATAATACACCTACGCACGGGGACTTA